ATAGAGTGCGTTACACTTATTTTCAGCAAAGATAATGATTTAGTTTTAATAACATAAAGGAGGATTATATGAATTCGTTTGATGAATTGAGAAATGAAATAGATTCAAAAATTATTGAAGGAAGTAGACCTGCAAGAGTTAAACCACCTCTTGGAGTAATGCCTAAAAACATACATGATTCAATTAGAAGGTCAGAACTTGGATATGCAATTGAGCGCTTTGTTGAAGTAGGAAAGCCAATATATATTGAATGGGTGGAAGAATACAATGAACTAGCTGAAAAGGAAAAATTGATAAGATAAAGGAGAATTATGGCAGACGAAAGACAAGCACAAATAAACGCTTTGATTGTGCGCCAAAGAGAACTGGTACGTAAAGACTACTGGCGGTATTGTCAGCTTGTGCATACAGATGTGAATGGAGTCCATCAGTGGGTTAAAACTAAACATCTAATGCATGTCTGTAAAGTAGTTCAAGACTTTCTAACAGAGGATACTGGCAATCCTTATGACATACTTGGGATACATTTACCAGTGCAAACAGGAAAATCGTTTTCAATAACAGAAACCCTTCCAAGTTGGTTTATTGGAATTAATCCTGACGATGGAATTATTTTAGTAAGCTACAACGATGATTTTGCACAGAAGTTTGGCAGAAAAAATTTAGACAAGGTCGCTACCTTTGGAAAAGTCCTATTTGACATTGAATTATCTAAACGAAAGAAATCAAATGACACCTTTGAAATAGAAAACCACAAAGGTGCAATAGTCAGTAGAGGTGTAAGTTCAGGTATAGTCGGAAATCCAGCTAGACTTATGGTAATAGATGATATTTTACGAAACAGAGAAGAAGCCGACTCACAGAATACTCGTGATAAGATATGGTCTGAATGGCAAGACTCAATGCGAACCCGTTTATCGGCAGGTGCCAAAGTAATTGTTATTATGTCTCGTTGGCATGAAGATGATTTGATTGGCAGAATGGAAAGAGAAGAACCTAATTTTAGATATTTGCGGATCCCTTTGGAATGTGAGGATAAAGAAACCGATCCGCTGCATAGAGAAGTAGGAGAGTCAATTGCTCCTGAACTTGGCAAAGACAATAAATGGAAAGATGCTTTTAAGAAAACTTGTTTGAAGCAAGAGGGATTAAGAACATGGAACTCAATATATCAAGGTTTACCTTCAAGTGAGAAAGGCAACATTATTCATCGTGAGTGGTGGCAGTATTACAAACCTGACGAATTACCTCACATTGATTTAACTATAATGTCGGTGGACTGTGCTTTTAAAGGCAAGGAAACTTCTGACAAGGTGGCAATTCAGGTGTGGGGTAAGACAGGTGAGAATTGTTATTTGCTAGATTCAATCAATAAGAACATGGGTTTTAATGATACTGTCAGACAGATAATAGCAACAAAGAATAAATTTCCACAAACAACACTAACACTGATAGAAGATAAAGCCAATGGTTCTGCTGTAATAGAAACATTGCAAAGGGATTTCGGCATTAAAGGAATTATAGCAATCAACCCAATGGGTGGTAAAGAATCACGTGTGCATGCAATAACACCACTGATTGAAAGCGGCAGAGTTTACCTTCCACAATATGAAGCATTTACAGATGAGTTTGTAGAGCAGTGTTCTTCATTTCCTAGAGGTAAGTTTGATGACATTGTAGATTGCATGAGCCAGGCCTTAAACAGGTTAAAATCATATATTGCAAGGGCAAGGTCAACACCTGCCAAACCAGATTTTTTTGCACAGCCAGAAGAAAGTGGAAAGCACAAATTGTTTGGGTTCAAAGTACCTAAATCATTTTTAAATTTTTAAGGAGGAAATTATGGAACAAGATACAATCAAAGACTTTATAGAGCAGACAGAAATACTGCTTGAAAATCTAAAAGAGCAGATGGAAAAACTTGCTATTATAAGAGATAGAGAACAATCAAAACTAGACTTGTTTAAAACTTTATTAAAATAAGGGGGAAATATGGAAATACTAATTGGGATATCACTTGGGCTCGTAATATCGTTTATGTGCGTGTTTTTTTATGCTTTGGGTGCGAAACACGGCAACATAGTAAAAAGTGGCTCTACGGTCAAATTGGAGCCTATAAAAGCTATCACAAACAAAGTTAAGAAGGTTACCGAAGAAAAAAAGACAGAAAAAGAACAAGATAAGTTTTTTAGCGATGTATCACAATTAATGAGTTTTAACGGAGAAAGGACAAAGGTATAATGGAAAACACAAAAACGAAAGCCTTTGCGAGATTTCAACGAGGTTATAATTATAATCTCAAATTGGATTATTATGCAGAAGTATCTGAAAACATTGATTATAACGCAGACAAACAGTGGGGTAATAAACTTGGCGAAGGTTCTTTGCCAACACCTGTGTTTAATATGGAAAAAATGATATTTAGATATAAAGTAGCTTCAATTATATCACCATCTGTCAAGGCAAAATACTTGATAGACGCAGTAGATGAAGAAGCAATAGACGAAGATAACAAAGTTTTAGCAGATATGGCTAAATTATTGTCAGATTCAGCATCAGTTAGATGGGAACGCAATAAAATGATGTCAGTTTTGCGTAAATGTGTTGAAGATTCATGGCTAACAGGCGATATGTGTACTCATACCTACTGGGATCATGGTAAAAAAACCAATCAAGAGCTTAAAGGTGACTTCATAACTGAACGAATTAGTGGTGGAAACGTATTTTTTGGTAATCCAAAACTGAATACAGTCAAAGGACAACCTTATATATTGATATTAAAGCCCGAAACTGTTTCATCTGTTAAAAAAAGAGCTAAAGCATTTGGACTTTCAAAAGATAAAATTGATAAAATCGTATCAAATGAGAATACAGATATACAATTAGGCCAATTAAAAAATATTGGAGCTGATAATGTAGATGATGACGACAGTATAGTTGATACTTATTTGACTTATTACATAGAAGATGATGTTGTTTATCTTGATGAAGAAACTCCACTGGTTCATCTTAAAATGAAATCAAAGATAAAGGAAGGTGGCTATCCTATAACCTGGGGTAATTGGGAAACACAGGAAAACTCATATCATGGCAGACCTGAATCGTCCGGACTTCATACAACTCAAAGATTTATCAATAAAATGTACGCTTTGTGTATGCTTTGGATGATAAATAACGCATTTGGTAAAATAGTTTATGACGAAAACAGATGTGAGGGTATTACAAATGATGTTGGAGTAGCACAACCAGTAAATGGTGCAGTTAGTGATGTAATAATGCAATTAAGGTCAGGAGACTTTAATTCAGCAATTTTATCTGTAATAGATAATGCAATTAATACAACATTAAGATTTTGCGGAGTTACAGAAGCTGCTTTAGGTGCAGGAACTTCATATAATACATCAGCACAGATAACAAACATCAAGCAATCGTCAATATTACTTAAAGGCAACCAAGACAGAACATTCCAATTTGTTGAAGATATTTACGCAATATGGGGCGACTTTATTGTTGAGAAATATGGCGATGGAAGATTAATGCCTGTTAAAGAAAATGGCAAAGTTATTTATAAGAAATTTGATGCTAGTTTAAGAAAGAAAATGATATTAAATACTAAAATAGAAGTTGGATATTCGCCTATATGGGATGCACAAGAATCAAGAATACTTCTAACTGAAATGTTACAAAATTCAGTATTAACACCTATTCAATTCTTGGATCAATTAGATGATGGAATGCTTAAAGACAAAGAAGGTTTAATAGCGGAACTTAAAGCAATGGCATCAATGCCAGAACCACAACCACAAGGTAATATGCTCACAGAAGCAGACAACGAACAGATGGCAGCATTCTTTGACAGTCTACCAGTAGAGCAACAGACAGCGTTAAAGTCGTTACCAGCAGACCAAATGGAACAGCAAGTAATACAGATGATGTCACAACCGCAAGAACAACAGCCAACGCAATAGATAAATCGGCAACCATACCGAAAAGGAGAACTAAATGTTTAATACAAAATTCATGCCATTATTTGACGAAGATGAAGTAGTAAGTGGTGGCACTGCGCAACCAAACGCAGAAACAAAAGAAACAGAAAAAACAGAACCAGTTGTGGAATCTATTCAACAAACTACTCCAGAGCCAACAAGCCCTAGAGAAATTGAAATTGAATATCTCGGCAACAAAGAAAAAATATCTCTTGACGATTTAGAAGGATTAAAGACTCTTTTGCAAAAGGGAAAGAATTCAGACAGGATTCAGGAGAAGTGGGAAACCGCTAAAACTACACTGGGTAAAGCGGAAGCAGTCGCAAGACTGTATGGCTATCGTGATGAAAACGGTCAGGGAACTGTAGATGAGTTTTTAGAAACAATTAAACAGGACTTTGAAAAAACGCAAGTAAACAGTTTAGTTGAAAAAGGATATTCAGAAGATGAAGCTAAAGAGTTAATAGAACTTCGCAAGGAGAAGGAAGAACTCACTAAATTTAAAACTGAATATCAAAAAGGCGAGGAAAAGAAACGTAACGATCTTGAATTTATTAAATACTTTGAACTGGTTAATGGAAGACCATTTTCAGACTCGGACAAGATACCAGCAGAAGTGTTGAAAGAGGAAAAGAACGGAACGCCTTTAAAGTATGCTTACGCAGACTATATCGCACAGCAATCAATAAAAAAAGTAAAAACAGAAAAAGTAAATAACGATAATCTTGAATCGTCTGCACCTTCTATGTCTTCCACAGTGCTTGACAAGACAGCATTCACGGAGACGGAGGTAAAGACAATGAGTAGAGATGAAGTTAAAAAGAATTGGCCAGCTATCACAAAGTCAATGAAGTTACCATCTTGGAAAAAATAACTTTATTGAAAAAATAAAGGAGAAACACAATGACAGCAAATATAAACGCAGATGCGTTCGTACCTCAGATTTGGGATACACAAATTTTACGTACACTAGAAGATAATTTAATTGCAAGACAGATTTGTAAAGCAGTACCATCAATCAAAGCAAAGGGCGCAGGAGATACAGTTTATTTTAACGGACTTGCAGACCCAACAGTTGACGCTTACACAGGTTCAATCATTTATGAGACTTTGGTTTCATCTCAGGTTGCATTGTTAATCGACCAACAGTACAAATATGCATTCAAAGTAACTGATGTAGAAGCATTCATGGCTAATGTAGACCTTAAGGGTTCGCAGGCATCAAGAGCAGCTTACACCTTGAAAAAGGCAGTAGATACTTATATCTTTGGGACATCCACTTCACCAGCAATTGTAGACGCAGGAAACACTTTAACTGCAGACGCAACTTGCGATTCAGCAACTATTCTATCAGATATTTCAACATTCTCAAGAGTGCTTGAGGAACAGAATGTTAATTCGGGCGACAAATTTGTTGTTATTCCACCTTGGATTAAAGAAAAACTAATCCTGGCAGGAGTTAAATTCCAGATCAACAATGGTATCAGTGGTACTGGCGGTATGGAATGGGCTAATTACCTTGACCTTGATGTATTTGTATCAAACAATGTTTATAATTCAGGGACAGCAGCAGCACCAGTTTCCACAATAATTGGTGGTTCTTACAATGCTATCGTCTATGAAGATGTATTAAGCGAATCAAGAATGATGGATTTGGAATCTTCATTTGACAAGGGGCTTTCGGGTCTATTGGTATTCGGAGCTAAAGTTGTTAAACCAGCCGAATTATGCAAGATGATTTGTACTTGGGCTGCAGAAAGTGCAATTTAAGCATTAAAAATTAATAGTTATAGTATTATGGGGGAGCAATCCCCCTATAAAAAAGGAGAGTAAAAATGGCAGCAGGAGATAACATTGCAGTAACCAACGTTACAATAGCAAAAACAAATACACTTTACAGTTTAAATGCAGCATTCACAGCAAACGCAGCAACAGCAACAGCAGTTAATGCAACACAGACTTGGACTTTCACACCTACAAAGGCAGATTCCAAGTGCATTATGATAATTAGACACACAGGAGCTGGTGGAGCTTCATCTTATTCATTCGCTAAAGGCGTGAATGGAATGGCAGCACCTACAGCACTAGTTTTAGCACCAACAGCAGCTAACACTTATGTTTGTCAGTTAGACGGTAGATATAAAAACGCAGCAGGTTCGTTTGTTGTCGTGGCAACACCTTACACTGGTGAAGATATGCTTGATACTAATGCAGCATCAGTTTGCATAATTGAGATAATATAAGCCACTGTTTGCAACGTTTCTAACTAAATAATAAATGGGGAAGATAAGTTATGCAGACTGAAAAGCAACTTCCGAATTGCCTTCTTCCCCTATTATTTCGGATACATATCGGAGGTGTATTATGGAAAAAGCAATACCATATTTAGCAGAATATAAAAATAGTTGGTGGCAAGAGCATAAAGAAGAAATTAATAAGAAACGAAAAATACATTATAAAGAACACAGAAAAGAAGCATTAGCCAAAATGAAAATATATCGTGAAAACAATAAAGAAAAAGTGGCAAAGTCTAGAGCAAAATACTATCAAGAAAGTAAAGAAGAATATACAGAAAAAAGAAAAGAATACTATCAAAAAAATAAAGAAGCTATAATTGCAGGAGTTAAAAAATACAGAGAAAATAATTTAGAACAAATTAAAGAACGGAAAAGAAAAAAGAATTACGGTATTGAACCAGGTACTTATGACAAAATGCTACTAGAACAAGACAATAAATGTTGCGTTTGCTACATTGAACTAGATCAGTGTAAACAGATATCAATTGACCATTGTCATAAAAGCGGCGATGTTAGAGGCTTGTTATGTTCAAGATGTAATTTAATGCTTGGAATGGTTGAAGATAATATTGATATCCTTCAATCTGCTATTAATTATTTAGCAAAGGAGGAGCAATGAAATTTAAAGGAGAGCCAAACACCCTAGTAAGTATGGTTTACAGAGTAGGGTTTGTAAGAAAGAATAAAAAAATAGGCAGATTCAGTGCTGATGGGATATTTGAAACGAATGACACCAAAGTAATTAACAGAATGAAAAAGCACTTTCAGGTAATAGAAGAAGATGAAGAAATTATAATAACAAAGGACACAATAATTAAGAAAGAAACAATAAGGCACTGCAAAAAATGTGATTATACCTGTACGAATCAAGGTGTCTTAATGAAACATTATAGCGAAAAGCATCCAAAAGAATAAATCTAAATAGAGCTTGTGAATCAAGCCATAACCGAAAGGGGAAAAACAAATGTTACAAAATCAAATAGCTGCAAAACTTTATACTTGGCTTGATAAAAGTACATCAAATGCAGGTAGACAAGCATCTGCAACAATTACACTAGCAGGAGATACAGCCATACATGGCGCTTTAGATGTGGTATCAACAGCAGCAGGGGAAGTAATGACCTTCTCATCATTAGGTACAGCAGGGGATATGATATGTATATTAGGATCAAGAGTTAAGTATGCAATCAACGCACTTCCAACAGCACACGCAGGATATCGACTACACTTATATAATGCAGCACCAACCGCAATAGCAGACAATGCAGCGTTCAATGTAATAGCAGCAGACGCAGCAAAATACTTGGGTTATATAACATTGTCATTATTGGTAGATTGTGGGGATAACTGCATTGCAATTGACAATAATATGAACTTCACTTGCAAACTTGCAGGAACTGCACTGTACGGTCAGTTACAATGTATTGGCGCAGAAACACCAGCAGTTTCAGCAGTTTACACAATTTTATTAAATACTGTAACGGTATAAGGAGGGTAATATGAACCCTACAATTGAAAGAACAGTTTTAACTAGTAAGTTGGAATCTGCTAAAAGATACGGATTTATGCGAACAAAGACAGAATCAAACGCTGCAACAAGAATAACATATTTATATGATGCAGTTGGGTTAACTCCTGCATATATGGATTTTGCTGGTGGTGCATTTAATTATGGTGGTTGGGAAGCATTTGTAAACGAAGTGCAAAGACCAGTAATGCTAAAAACTGACGGTACAGTAGATTATGAATTATCACGGGCAGACTTTACTAAAAAAATAGATGGATCGGCAAGTGATATATCAGATACCGCATACGCAGGAAATGCAATGATTGAATTTAAAAAATACAAATGGGTGTATCAGTATGAAGATGCAAACTATGAGTATTTTATCTGCTCAAATGTAAAATGGGACGCAAATTATAAGGCATACGCATTTCAAAATGCAAATGCCAATATAAAAGATACATTCTATTGGGGAGCATTTAAGGGAATTTATTCCACCCATCTAAGAAGTATTGCAGACCAAGCAGTTATGTCTGGGCAAACACGAAATGTTGAAGTATCAAGGGCGACTGATAATGGCGCAGGGTATTACACAATTTATAAGAGTGGATGGGATTACATTGGAAATTTACTTACATTAATCTCAAAATCAGATAATTCCCAAGTTTCTTTTGGAAGTGGTAGAAGTAAATCAACAAATACAACTGCCATTGCAACAGGCACACTTAAAACACTTCCACAATTTATTGGATACAATGATGAGACAAGTGATGTCAAAGTATTCGGTATAGAAGGATTTTGGGGTAATGTTTGGGAGGGCATGGCAGGATTAATTTTAGCAACTACAATAAAAACCAAGCTAACTCCTCCTTATAATTTTGATGCAACAGGGTATACAGATACTACTATAACGCCAAGTGGAACTAATGGTGGATACGTAAATACTGCAAAAGTAGATAGTGAAATGGGGTTTATACCTAAAACTGCAAGCGGAAGTGGAACAACATATTATTGTGATGGATTATATTTCAACACTTCACAAGTTGACTATGCTTTAGTCGGTGGCACTTGGTACTATGGTCTTCTTGTTGGTTCGCATTGTGCGGCTTTGCACGCTCTTGCTTCGATTACGGACACGCACTTCGGCTCTCGCCTTTCATTTTTAAGTGCTACATAATAAAACAAATACAAAAATATAATATGGTAGAAAAGAAGCAGATATTGCATTCTGCCTAAGAAGGAGAAAATAATGACAGTTAATGAAATATTTGAACGGGCAATAGCACTCGTTGACGGGATAACCGATGCAGGGATAGTCGATACTGCCAATACAGCCGATTATTTAGCAAGAACTCCGTTCCTTATTAACCTGTTTCAGATGGAGTTAATTAAAAGCGGAGACTTGTTTACAAAATATCCAATCGCATATAAGCCTTTTAAGAACATTCTATCAGGAGGTGATCACTTTTCTGTCAGTGAGCATTTTGACACTGATGTCACAATTGAGTCAACCGATGTTGCCAGAATATATTATTTTGAAAGCGATGCATCAAGCGGAATAGTTAAGATTGAAGATTACAACGGAGCATGGACTACTTTAGCAACAGTAAATCTAACAAACATAGGTTATGGATTTACGCCTTACAAGGCTCTAATAACGCCTACAGCGGGCGCAACAAAGTCTCGTATAGTATTCAGTGGTTCGTACTATTA